TTTCGTCTTCCATTAGCCTTCGCAACTTGAACAAGTTAATAAATTTCTAGATAGCTCTTGAGCAGGATTTGTACCTCTATGATAATAAAGAGATTTGATTCCTAGCTCCCATGCTTCTATTAGTAGTTTATTTATATCGCGGGGCGGTGTCGACGGGTGTATCATCAAGTTCAATGATTGAGATTGGTCAATCCATTTCTGTCTTGAAGCCGCCTGAATAATAATATCTTTTTGTGATATCTCACCGAATGTTTTGAATACAGACTTTTCTTCATCTGATAAGAAGTCAAGATGTTGGACTGAACCACCACTTGTTAGAATAGATTTCCAGGTAGCTTGATTATCTTTACCATGCTCAGCTAATACTTCTTTTAGATAAGGATTCTTATATGTGAACTTTCCTTTTGCTAAGTCTTTCACAAAGTAGTTACTATTCAATGGTTCGATACTTGGTGATACTTGTCCTAGAATAAATGAACTCGATGTAGTTGGTGCGATCGCCATTGTTGTAACATTTCTCATTCCATAACCAACTAACATTGATGGTTCACCATACTTATCAGCCATCTCCTTTGATGCTGCTTGAGATTTTTCAAATATCAGTTTATGTATTTGAATATTTGTCATGTTTGCTTCTAGTGATTCAAACGGGATTCTTTTACTTTGTAAATAAGAATGCCAACCTAGTACTCCGATTCCTAATGCTCTTTGACATCTAGCGAAGTTGGCTGGTCTTTTCATAAATGGAATCTCTGATGCCTTCTCAATAAACTCTGTCATTACAGCATCTAAGAAATAAGTTAATGTTTCAACTGCATCAGTATCTCTCCACCCTCCGTAATGCAATAGATTCATGGAAGATACATCACATACAAAAGACAGACCTTTCTCTGTGGACAATGCAATCTCCGAACATAGGTTTGATGCCCATATAGTTTTATGTTTATCTTTATATACCTGTGGTTTATTATTGTTTACATTATCACTAAACATAATATATGGATAACCAGATTCAAATCGTTTCTTAATTATCTTGCCCCATATCTTACGTTTGTCTTTATCACCATCAATCATTGAGCGCATCCATTTATCAGAAACAGTTACACCAAATGACATATTTTGAATAGCATGACCTTCATTTCTAATTGATAAAAATTCGTCTACATCGGGGTGTTCAACATTTAGATATCCAGCAAAAGAACCTCTACGGACATTTGATTGAGATACTACATTAGTAACTGTTTCAAATAATTCCATAAAGTGAACTGGGCCTGAAGAGTTACCACCTGATTTGATTTCAGAACCTCTTGAACGAAGATGTCCAAAGTAAGCAGATGTACCTCCACCTAGTTTTGACATCATACCAACTTCACTAACGGTATATAAAATTTCTTCCATTGTATCATCAATGTAAGAACCAAAACATGAAATGGGTAAACCTCTATCTTTTCCAAAGTTTGCCCATATAGGTGAGGCTAATGAATACCAACCTCTAGACATATAATCTTCGAACTTCTTTGCAAAGCCTTCTTCACCTAGAATCTCTTCGGCTGCTTTGCCGATATTCCTAACTCTACTTTCTGGTGTTTCCCTACCTTCTAGATACCCGCGTTGTAGGAACAAGCGACTATCGTCATTTAACCAATAATATTTTTCGTGCATAATATAATTTATCCTTAAAACAAGTCATCTTCGTCATAAGACTTATCATTTTTTGAGTATTCAGTTGGACGTTTGTAGAAGAAGTCTGTTGCGGTATTACCTAATACATCTTCGTCAAACCATAAAGTTTTATCTAATAATTCTTGGCTGACATCATCAAATACAGGGTCGATGCCAATTTGTTCTAGACTTTCGTTAAGTCTATTCTTAATAAAGTTTTTCATAATATCAGAAGTCAAGTGCTCTGATTGATATCCATTCACTGACCATTCGATAATAGCAGCTTCTGCTTCGTATGCTTTCACACACTGCTTGCGGATTAAATCACAAAACTCTTCATCAAATAATTCAGGCATTTCCTCACGGATAGTGTTAACTAACTTCATACCAACCATCGCATGAATCAATTCTTCTTTAGAAGTATATGCTACTTGTTGAGCTGTATCTTTCAACATATTTCTGAATCTATTAAAATAGTTGATAGTATAGAACTGCGAAAACAACGAAACATTCTCAACATACAAAGTAAACAATATAAGTGAATAGACATATTGTTTCTTTGAGTCTTTATAATATTTGTGATTATATTTGCGTAGATACTTTACTCGGTTACGAATAATATCTAACTCTAAATTCTTTTCAAAGACATCTTCCATTTCCAACAGCTTAATCAGTCTTTCATAAGCATTGTTATGAATCACCTCTACGTTTGCCATTACGTACCCCAAATCTGTAAGGCTAGGGTGTGGAAGATTTTGACCAAGCTTCGCCCAAAATGTTTTAACTGCTACTTCAATCTGACCAATCGCAGATAGACATCTAACAACCATCTCTTTCTCTCGCTCATTGAGATGTACTTTAAAATCCTGTATATCTGATTGGAAGTTAAATTCCTTATCAGTCCAAAATCCATTGTGCATGGATTCGATAAATTGATTTGCCCACGGATAGTGGTCTGGTTTGCGAGATATTTGTTCTTTGAAGATGGTTGACATAGCTTTTCCTTAAAATTATAGATTATATTATACCAAATAATTTACGTCTTGTAAATCATTTTTTACTGTTTTCTAAAGGTTGACGACGAAGAACATTTGAAGGCACTTCATCATCGGTTTTCTTTTTCTTCAGTAGGGGCTTATCTACAATTTGAATATCACCAGCTACGGTGTCATTCTCCTCGATATCTTTTTTAATTGTCTTAATATCCTTATTAAGAATTTCTTGAATTGCGGTGGTAATACTATGGTACATCTGTTATATCTCCTGGTGTTATGTATACTTTACTTTTAGTTTTAGGGTGATACACCTCGAACACCGGAGTACCTAGTATCGAACCGCATGGTATTTTAGACTCATTCACAATCACTTCTGTTCCGCCTTGAATTAACTCTTCACCTGTGGTCGGAAGCAATAGATTTTTGTTTAAAATGTATGTCCCCTTTTCTAACTGATAGTTTTTATTTATAAAAAGGCTGTTCTCTACTAATGGAATATCTTCAATATTTGTACCAGTAACTTCAGTTAATACATCTCTGATTTCTTCATCTGACATTTCTGTATGGTCTTTAATTAACCATAGAGCAGCTAGATAAGAAGAAAGAGTGAGCTTTCCAACCAATGGTACTTTGCGGATCAGCTTTCTTAGATTAAAGGCCAACTTATGAAACATTGTATAGACCTTTTTATCATTAGGGGTAAACTCTTTTTTATCTTTTACTAATTTAAAGTCTTTATCGATAAGACCAGCTTTAAATGCACCAGTCTTTTCTGCAGGCATTGTCATTAAACGAAGAAGTCTAAGAGCAAATGCTGTATCTGCTACCTTAATAAACTCGTTTAATTGTATGCTCATAGTTCTCTTAAAATGTTTATAATATTCTGGTCTAATGATATATCAGTATGCCAATTAGACGGAAGATAATTCAAATAAACCAAAAATGTTTTCAAGGCTGGTTTACATTCGTCATTGACTTTTAGAAATAACATTCTATTAGCCGATTCGATTGTAAACACATTATAGAAAGATATTAAATGATTTAGAATTAAACGTTCCTTTAACTCTCCGTCTTTTAGATACCTCCCTAATAACCTTTTAACATATTTAATTTTATTGAAATCTTCCCAAAACTCATCTTCATCTAGACAAGCTCTGTTCGTATAATTTTCTACTGCGTAAATCTTGATGTTTTTCTCAGTTGGTAATAATATAGCCATCAAAGATATTTATAAGGCTAACCTTACTTCATACCTTTAATTAAAGCAGCAATTGCATCAGTAGTATCTTTAGATGGTTTGAGTCCCAATTCTTTAGCAATCTTTTTTGGGTCTTTTACACCTGAAGAAACTAATTGATGAAGTTGATTCATCTTACCTTCTTGTACATCTTCTTCCTCTTCAGTAGCTTTTTCTGATATACCTTCAAGATTTGCTACTAATGAATCAACGCTTTCAGCTTTTGGTTTTACCTCTTTAGGCTCCTCTGCTTCTTCCTCTTCGCCATCTTTTACTTCTACGTCGTCTGGCATACCTTTACCTTTATCTGTATCAGGTGCTACTTCATCATTTGATTTATAGACTCCTGCTTCAGCTTCATCGAGGTCTGCTGATTCTTCTTGTTCTTCTTCATCGTCGATTGCCTTATCAATGGCGTCGCGACGTTTCTTTAAGTACTCATCAGAATCATCAACGTCTCCGTCATTATCGATGTCGTCGTCTTCTTTTCCTACTGGGTCAAGTTTATCTTCGATTTGTTTTGCCACATCATCTCCAATAGTTACTGGATATGATTTTCCGTTGAACATGAAGTGACTCTTACCTTCTTCTTTGGCATGAGCCGCTGCTGTTATAAAATCAGAAGCATCTTCATCAGTGAGTGATGCTGCTAATTCGTATACGTTAATCTTGCCCTCTAAAACAGTTTTTGCTGCATCGGCAAGACCATCAATATTACCTAATTTGTGTCCTGTAAATGACATTGTTATTTTCTCCTTAATTTAACATGAATAATGCGCCGATGCCGGCGGTTACTATTGCTCCTATGACTATCCAGCCTAGGTTTACAATACTTGAAATAGTTTGTTTTGAACTCTCTAAAAGAACTTCTGCTTCTCGAAGTCGTTCTTCCATATCATCAAATTTTTCATGCAGATCGTCTATTGACTGCCAAATAGTTACAGTCTTTTCTTCTAGACTATGAATCTTTTCTTCAGCCCTAGCTAGAGATATTATGGCTTCTGCCATCTTATCTATCTTTTCTTCGATTCTATCGAGACGTGTTCTTTCGTTTTGATTCATATTAGTTATCTACTTTCGCTCCACCTCGCCATTGATAACAAGACCAGTATCGAGCTTTTGTTTTTGGGCCAGGGTTATCACAATTGTGTCTGGCTCTGAAATTCTTACGACGTTCGGGGTCGTCTCTTTTTATTTCCATATTAGGGTCGCCGAATCGAACTACTACGACTTTACCCTTTTCATTCTTTACATATACTTTGAACTTTTTATTAGGATTCTCTGAAGTACGAATAGGGTCATTTAGTTTTACTTTCTTCCCTTTGTATTCGGCTTCAGTAATTTCCAAGTCGTCATATAAACCTTCGCATAGGTTTTCGACTCGTTCTTCGTTATGTTCATTAAATGATTTCATTACTACATGCTCTTTCTTGCTTTAGCTGCTAGGTCTTTATCAGCCCCACCCCAAGTTCCTTTTGACTTGGTAGCAAAAGAGTTTACTCTAGCGTATCCCCATTGTGTTGGATTAGTACCTGGTCTGTGTCCAGTTCTCCATGCTGCAACACCACGATTAAATACTTGTTTTAGAATACCATAAGGAATACCAGTCTTATCTGCTTTAGTTTGAAGAGCTTTAAGTTTCTTTTCCTTTATAGATTTACCTTCGTTCTTACTTCTTAATTTACGAATCTTATCTTGGTGGAATTTAACAGCTTCTCTATCACCTTTTCTATGTGCTTGAACAGCTAATTCTTGATGTCTTAATATTGATTTTTTGTCATCATTATGAATAGGTTGTTCATCTAAATCTTTTTCTTCGAATACTTCGAAAGGAAGTTTCTTCTTTTTATTGTATTCTAACTTTCTAAGTTTTTCTTTAAATGCTTTTGTACGACCATCTAATCCTTTAGGGTCTACTTCATCAAAGATACCTACTAACTGATTTAGCAATTGTCCTTTTTGTAATAAGTCTTGAGCTGATTTATCACCTAAAGCTTTCATAATCAATTCTTGAGAAGGTAGTTTTAATTTCTTAAATGACTTAGCAATCTCTTTTGGTTTAGCTTTGCTTTTAATCATATCAACTACAGATGATGCTAACTTTTTATCTGCACCTTTGAACTTTATTTTGTCAAATACTTTAGCTTCTTCAAGCTCAGCTTCTTCCTCTTCAGCATAAAACATTTTTGTCTTTTTACCCTTTGCATCTTTTGCCATAATGGATTTAACTTTACCACCATGTTTCTTTGCAATCTGATTAGCAGGAGTTAAAGCTGGACCAACGTATTCTTTAAGTTGTGTACCAACCTCTTGACCTTTTCTCATCTTTTTCATAGCTAGGTCAGACTTATTGACTTTATTATCTCTTGCAACATCAGACATTTTGAACTTATCAAATGGGTTTGTACTAGCCGCATAAACTTCTTTTGTCTTCTTATCATAGATAACATATTTCATTGCTGGCATTCTGGCTTCGCTGATTTCATCGTTGATGTCGATTTCCATTTCTTTCAACGGTTTCATACCAGCTTTAATGCGAAGAGCATTCAATTTCTTAATTGTATCTCTTTGCTTAGGAGAACCAGGTATTTGTTTAAGAGCAAGAGTAGTTAGTTTTAACATCTCTGCATCATTACCTTCTTCTACTTCTTCTTCGGAAAAGTTTTGTCCACCTTCTATCTCTTCGCCATCGAGAACATCTGTAGGTAGTATACTTGAAAAATCTTGATCGTTATCTTCGTCTTCGTCTACATCGACAATTCTTTTTAACACAGAAGTTGATTCATAGTCATCGCTATCTTCGCACTTTTGTTGCATATCAGCTAAATCATTTTCTGTCTTATACCAAGAAGATTTTAACTCTGTGCCATCACTCTTTTGAGCAACTAACTGATATTCAGTTCTTTCATCTAAATTTAATTTAAATCCTTTTAGGCGTTGTTGAAGTCCAGTAATAGAATAGTTCTCTATATTGAACTCCACCTCTTGTTCAAATTTTTCTAGGATTTCTTTATCTTCATTTGGGAATAAAGTTTCTAATATTTTTTGTTTATAGTTAATCATAGCATGTTCCTTTGCTGGTACTCTTTGCCTTTTGTTTTTATCTCCGGCTTTTGGTGGTACGAATAAATCAGAAACTTGAATCCTTTTCATTGGATTACCAGTGAAAAATATCAATGAACCATCGTCGTCAAGAGCTGGATAATATTCTCTTGGCTTTGATTCGATATCCATACGGATTCCCATCTTCACTCTACCAGTATTTTTAGATGATGCAGGTGCAAGATTATGCTTTTTAGTCAAAGACTTCTTTCGGAATTTGTTTCCAAGTCTCCAACTCTTTGCTAAATCTGTTGCCTGTTTTTTATTTAATAACATAGTTAATCTCTATTTATATGTTTTAACCACCAAACTCGTGACCTGCTACCCTTCTCATTTGCTTTTTAAACTCAGCAAAATCTGGTTTTTTCTTATATAATTTAATAGTTACTTCAGGTCTTTCTTTCCCTTTGATTCTCCACTCATAGCCTTTTGCTTTGTGTTCAGGCTTTGTTGTTCGAACAACACGTCTTTCAAATCCCTTTTCCCAAGTCTCGCTTTTCTTCTTCTCACCTTCGTCGATATTTTCTTCTTCACCCGGTGTAGCCTTTTTATATTTCTTTGTTAAATCATCGGTACCTCTTAATCCATAAGGTTCAAAGTCTTTAAATGACATTGACTCTTTCACTGACCAAGATTGACCAGCTGGTACATATTTCTGTATCTTATTTAAAATATCTTGTTCAATATCTTTATGTTTCAAGGTTGGTTTACCTGAGCGTTTGATATAGAAATAATTAGCATCTTGTAGATAAGAACCACCTTTACCACTCTTAGCCAGGTCACCATCAACTCCAACTTTGTTAAATGCAAATACGATATCTCCGTCCATATACTTCTTGAGGTTGCTACCCATCTTCACAATATCTAACATTGTTTGAGAAGCACCTCTGTGTGTATTGACTAATATCTCAACAGGAACTACTCGACCACGTTTAGGGTCAAGGTTTTGTTTCTTAGCGACTTCGACATCATTTACTACCCACACTATATGAATATTCTTTTTATTATATCTTGCACCTTGTAAAAGTCTAGTTATATTATCAAGTTTTCTTAAATCTTTTAATGTTACGTCAAAGATAGTATTTGGTTTATCTTCTGGTCTTTGATTCATTACATTAGCAAAGAATGCTGCCATTTTTTTATTTGGAAGATTTAACTCATCTGCAACTATATCGTGAAGTTTACCAACATCTGCTGCTTTAGTTAATGTGAACTTATCCATATCAACGCCAGTCTCTGCTTTGATTTTTGCTTTAATCTTTGGAGCTTTAAGTGTCAATGTCTTAAGTTCGTCAACATCAAACTTTTTACCTTCAAGGCCAATTAGATTATCGAGAACGAAACCTTTACCAGAACCAGCTCCACCTGCAAGAATAAGAGCATGCCCTGCTTTAGGATATGCTTTCTTTGCAAATGTAATTAGCTTTTCATCTAACTCTACAGTATCGATAACCGAATTTTTATCTTCGTTCATCTTTTTGGTTTTCTCTTTCATCTTATTGATATATTTTCGATAAACTGCAGCTGGGCCAGTCTTTTTCATTACCCTTGCTCTTTGTTCCATTGCTATTGCTGCTTGAATCTTATGAGCATGAGACTTTCCAGAGTTTTCTATTTTCTTAATAGAAGCTTCTGCAGTTTCAACGTCTTTAAATCCTAATCCTTTTATCGTACCCTTTGGATTTTCATCAGTATATAAATCTGAGTGTTTATCACTATTTGCAGGTTGACCTTTCTTTCTAGGAATGCGTGGATTCTTTTCCTCTGCGGTATATCCTAATTTAGGTACATGATTATATCTTTCAAGTTCTTGACCACTCGGTGTCTGAATAGATACTCCACCCTTTACCTTTACAATTTTAAGAGAATTTGCTTTAGAACCATAGTCTTTCTTCAACTGCTTTTTAAGTTGAACCATATTAAAGTACTCAACTTTTTCTCCAAACATCTGTTTGAATTTCTTAGTGTGTTTAGATGGTTTAGTCTTTGCTGATTTATCGCCCGGTGCTGGTTTATATGCATCGGGGTCATCATCGTCCATCTTAGCACCCTTTTTGAAATGAGCATCTCTTTTATCTTTAGTGGACTTAGACATCTCTTTGCCCTTAGCATCTTTTCCATAATACTTAGCAGGTTGAGTGCCTTTCTTATCTTTTACATCGGGGTCTTGTTTAACACCTTCGACAATATCACCGATTTGTTTTGTGGTCTTCCAAACTCTACCACCATTCTCTTTGCAATATTGAATCATTTCATCTTTGGAGCCAATAGCAACTACTTTTCTTTTTTCTACCACTCCATAATGAATTTTGCTTTTAGTGTCAATAGCATCTTCACCGACCTTTATCGTTTTAATTTGTTTCTTTTCTGATAAGTCTTCTATCCAATACTTTTTACCGATAGCTGATACAATGTAATTTGGTTTTCTTTCAGCAATAGTAACTACTTTATTTTCTTTGTTAAAAACTTTATCGCCTATGTTGAAGATTTCACCTCTAGCATATTGTTCTCTTACATCTGATATCTTATCTAATTGAACATGTTCTCTAAAGTCTGTAACCTTTTTAAAGCCCATAGCTTTTCTTAAAGCATTAAATAAATCTGCACCACCTGAATAACCTTTTGGCAATCCATTTTGGAATGATTTGAAATCACCATCTGCGACAGCTGCTCTCATCTTAGAAGCAGACATACCAGTTACATCGGTAGCATCGGGGTCTCTTTCACCAGCTGATACTACATCAATACTATTAAATTCATAATAACCATGCCTTGCTTTAACACCATTATATTTCTTAAGTAAAGAATCAAACTCTTTTATTCTATCACCACCTACAACCATTGTAAGTTTATTATATCCCATTTCATAGAGTTCAACTGCTATATTGATTGCAGTCTTAATCTTTGGTGACATCATAATAGAACGAGCATGCTTTGGGAACATCTTTCGCATGAATCTAACTTTATCTTTATAAGGTAAAGGATTCTTTTTAGGGTCTACAGAATTAGATGCATATATCTTATAATCTTTCCCTTTGGCTACTTTGGCAATCTTATCCATTAACTTCTGGTGACCAGTTGTCGGTGGATTGAATCGACCAAAGGTAAAGAAAACTTCTTTTTCTTTAGCCTCATTGAATTGTTTAAATGATTGCATGTTATTCATTGTCTGTTCCTCTAACTCTTTTTAACCTTTCCATTTCTGCTTTTTTAACTTTAGGCTTAAGCTTTCTAGCAATCCTTGCGATGACTGCAGATTTCTTTTTAAGTTTATCTTCAAGCTTTTCTCTTTCAGCGTATGATAATTCTGATGGTACTCGGTTCTTTAATATCTTTTTAGTTAAAATCTTTCTGGCTAATTTACGTGCTCTTCTTTCTAATTTTTCAGGTGTTGCCATTTTCTTCATTGCTATCTTTTTCTTTCTAGCAATCTTCTTAGCCAATCGTTTCATTTGACGACCACGTGCGATTCTCTGCTGTCTTGTGAGAGCTTCGTCCGTTTGAATATAGTCTTTAAATGAATGCATATCTCTATTTATCCTATTTTTCCCAACCCTTAATTACGTCCTTTGAAAAGTTATTATATGAAAATTCTAATCTATCTACCAGTTTAATTGCGCCTCCGCCAATCTTATCGATTGCTACAAATCCCTCTTGGCCTGTAACTTTAAATCCTTGTTTAGTTCTAACAAAAGTACTCATCTTCTTTACCTTATCAAGTTTAGATATGATAAGTTCTTTTGCAACTACTAATTGTTTTTGTAATTCAAATACTAATTCTAAATTCTTTTTATTAGTGGTACCAAAGAACTTTGCTCTATCGAATGCCTTTTGTTGTACTTTATCTTTTCCTGCTTGGCTCTTTCTTTTATCTTGTTCTTTCTGATATCTTTGTGCATACCATTTAAGAAGATTAGAAACATGTTTCTTTGAATCACCAATCTTCTCTCCAGCTCTTACATATGTATTATTGAATGTTTCAATCTCTTGAGCAAGTGTGGGGTCTTTTTCTATTTCTCTTAATGTTGAACCTTGAATCTTTTGGAATATCTTTCCTGCCTTTGATAAAGCAGCAGTTACTTCATCTGTTTCGGCTTGTGATAATAAAGTACCTGATATATCTTTTAGACCTGCATCATCAAAGAAGATTGAATCAGATGTTTTGAATGAGGCAGTATCTACTTTATAAGATGCTTTCATTGCTTCGAAGTTAGGCCCGGTATATGTAGTATGGAATATAATACCAATCTTTGCTTTATTAATCTTTCTTCCTAAATCAGAATTAACTGGCACTGCATATACAATAGTGTTAGGTTGGAATGTGTAGTACTTTTGACCATCGATAGTATCAGTTGATACATCATCAGTAAATAGTAAATCTCCTTGAACTACATTTTTGATTCCTAACTTAGATAGTTCTGATAAAGCTACTTTTAATTTAGAAGCTAAGTCACCAGAAGTATCTGCATCTACATCAGCATTAGTCTTATAGACTTTAGGGTTTTTATTAAAGATACCTTTCTTAGCTACAAAGAATTTACCATCGCTTGGGTCGATTCCAGCAAATACGGCTGGAGCACCGTCCCATTTGACTGTTGCATCTGTTGTTTTAGATTCTTTACCAGCTAACATATCTCTCATACCACGAAGAGCAAAGATTGCTTCTCGAGCTCCTTTCACTCCACCATATAAAACTCTATCTTCAATGTGAGTCATGTGAGTATTTTTACCTTTGACAGAAGCTTCATCTAATTGAGATTTGAAACCTTCGATAGCAAATGTTTGATTAGATGTTCTAAAGTTTTTCTTTCTCATCACAGTCTTTGCAACTAAATCAAGTTCACCTTTTTTATCAAGCTGTAATACAAAAGGCATGTTGATATCAGTCTGCATATCTTTAATAACTGCTTCAGCATCTTTCCCTAAGTTGGCAATCTTCTTTCCGTGTTTCTTATAAGATTGACGGAATAGTCTTTGAACCTCTCCTGCTGTAATTTGTTTCTTATTACGAGCATCATTAACTCTATCAAGAAAGTGACGAGTGAACTCCACATCAAGTCCTACCTTTGCCCATAACTTATCGGCAAACTTTTCGATAGCATCTAAATGAAGTTTAGTAATCATGGTTCTAATTTTACCTTTGCTTGTTTAAGGTTTCCTTTTGGACCGGCTGATCGTTTTAAATATTTTACCAAAGCTTGTACTGCTTTCTTAAACATTCCTCGATATGTGAACTCACCATCGTCAAGATAACTTATAGCAGCATTCCGAACTGGAACTTTGAAATCGAATGTCCAATTACCATTACCCTTTGGTTTTTGACCTCTATGAGCAGAAGACCATGCTAAGGTATCAATTGTGAATGGAATCGAACCAAAGAGTTCTTCTAACTCTTGTTCTTCATAAGTCATTGAATGTTCTTTAAATGTTTTCTTTTCTACTACATTTAATTCTTTAAATTTCTTTTGGACTTCGGGGTGCCATTGATATGTAGTACTAAGTTTCCCAGTTACCCCTTGCTTAGAACGTTGTGTCTTCATAGCAATCGGTATTCTTTTACCTTCTTTAGTAATCGCATATACAAATATATTTCTTCCAGTGATTGCTCCAGTCTTAGCATTCTTTGTAACTTCTTCACCATCACCAGGTTTACCAACATCAAAGTGAGTTATGAAATCATCTGTTGATTCAATATTAAGTGCTGCTTTAATCTGTTCTGCTTCTACAATAGTTCCACCCATATTAAGATTGAACAGACCAGCGTACTTTCCTACACCTTTACCATTCTCACCATCAACCACATCAAGGTGAAGTTTATCGATTATATTTTTACCTTCAAGATAATCTCCCAATCCTTTAGTAGCACCATTTGGTAATTTAATTTTTGTTTCATTTAATCTGTCATTAGTTTCTCTTTGGACATCTAAACTTCTTTGTTTAATCTTTCCTAAGTCAACCTTGACATCATTCTGTGCACCGACTCTTTGAATAAGTTTTACCATATCAGAAGATGGTTCTTTTGTTTTATTCGGGTCAGCCATATAATCTATAAAAGCTTTTAGTTGGTCTTCTTCACTAGCACCATCTTCAACTGAGAATCGATTCTTCATCTTTGTACCAGTGAAAATAGATTTCTTACCACCTACGAATCGAGAAGCTACCAATGGGTCTGACTTAATCTTTTCGATAGCTTGGCCTAAGTCTATCTTTTGAAGTCCTTGACCTAAAGGAACACCTACATCTTTAAGAGCTGCTTCAGCTTCTACCAAAGCTCTTTGGCCTGATTCAATTATTGAGATAGCTTCTGCTTTTGTTTCTTCTTTTAACTTAAGACCAGATACAACATCTTTCATTTGTTCTGATTCTTTATTAGGAGTTGAGTTAGCTTGTATATCAGCTGTTGAAATTTTATCTGAATGGAATGTTACAACACCTCGACCTTTACTATCAATTGCAATTGAAGATGTGTCGGACGGATTCTCTCCACCACCACTTACTCGTATAAATTCTACTAATTGGTCTCTTGGAATCTCTACACCTTTATTAGTATAGAAAGGACCAGCACTTGCTTTTATTAATTCAATCTGAGCTTCGATTGATTGTGAATGACCATAGAAATTTCTAATTTTAGCTGGTGGAATAACTTTACCATCTTCAGCAAGAGCATCGATTGCTTTAGTCATCTTCTTATGTTTCTGCATACCAGACTTGGCAGTAGAACCCATAAGAGCAAATAGCTTTTTATCTAAACCTTCTCGGTCTCCTCTTTTGAAAACCTCTCCACCAGAGTTTTGTTTGCCAAGAGTTGTATCTTTGACCTGATTGTATAAAGCTCTTTGAAGTTCTTCTTGAGTGATATCTGGTTTAAGTGTGATTATATTAGATGCTTCACCAGACATAATCTCTTGCATCATTGAACCAGCATTACCAGGAGCTGGTTTGAAGCCATCAACCTCATTGTATCCAATATCTAAACCTTTTTGTTTGATAGCACCATCTGAAAATTCGTCATCTCTGTCTGCTAATTTTCCAGGTGATGGTCTATCTTTTGGAGCATCTGATTTTTTAGAAGGTTCTGCTTTATCTGCAGGTTTATCGGCTGGCTTATCTTTTATTTGTACTAATTTGCCATCGATTGTTTTATGAGTAGGACTATCTTTGTCTTTTCCGTATACACCACGTCCTAAATGGGTTAGGCCCAATTTCTTGGCTTGGTCTGATGCATCTGATTCGTGTACTTTAAAGCTTGATATTGACATACATAGTTCCCATAAAAATAAAGTTGTTAGGTCAATCTAACAATACTATTTATAAGAAAACTATATTTAAGTGGGCTCTTTAGTGAAGCTACCTGTAATATTATTGTCGTATATCCACCTATTGAATAAACCAAGTTCTCTACCATAGGCTTCGATTTCCCATGGTAGGTCATAATATTTATTTTTAGTATTCCATGTTTTCCCTTTCCAAACTTGTTTGTGAACTGAAGTTGTGTGTTCTAGTTCTTTTCTAGTAAATTGCTTTACATGTACCATTTCGTGAGCCACCGATAATAGTTTCTTACGTAATGACATGCCCTTATCGATTTTGATTTCGAACGTGTTTAGATTATCCGTATCAATACAAGATGCCAAATCACCTTCTTTATTCTCAAGGTCTCGTATCTGTTTGATATCAACCTCAAGATTTTTCTTTCTTGGCATCATGCGTATTACACAATAGTACGCGAGTGATTCAATCAGCTCTCGTTCTTTTTTAGGACCAGTTGATTCTATACTAATTGCCATTATTTATTTCACTGAATATCATTATTACAATAACAGCAAATAATGTATATTTCATCATTTCCCATAAAAACTCAGTTTCTACCATAATTATATCCTATACTATAGTTTCATATTCGTCAAGAACTTTTTCTTTCAAATCACTATTGAAAAATTCATCAACGTTATGAGCCTTATCATCAATCCAAACATCATAGTGAGGTTTCCCTACTTTGACGCTGCTATATTTAACACCCCATTTATCTAACTGATTTTTGGTCAGTTCATATTTGGCGTGGTAGTTTCCAGTACTTGAACCTCGAGCTGTATAATAATTGATTGTATGACCTTTGTCAT